CATGCAAGCACAAACGGCATAAAGGATCATCATGGCACAGTATCTAGTTACAAGCGACAGGCTTAACGGTTTAAAGCGCGGCGATGTAGTCGATATAAGCGAACTTGAAACCGATGTGGCTTTCCTTATTGAAGCTGGGCACATATCCCCACATACACCTAAAAAAAGTGCTAAAACTAAAGACACAGACACAGACAAGGAATAATCATCATGGCGACAACCGTTTATCTCAGCAATCCGGCACTCACTATAAACAGCGTGAACCTTACGGATCAATGCACATCAGCAACTTTGAACTTTGTTTATGAGCAATTAGAGACAACAGCTTTTGGCGATACAGCACGCAAGTTTGGTGGCTCATCTGTTACTTCGTTACAAAACAACACATTTGAAGTTGAGCTTTATCAAAGCTATGCAGCATCAGAAACTGAAGCAACCATTTACGGTTTGGTAGGTATTCAAACCACAATTACAGTTTCACCTACTGCAACAGGTCTAGTTACACCGGCAGCTGACGCGCCAAAATATACGCTTACCGGCGCATATTTGGAAAGCCACACACCGATTAATGCATCACTTGGCGAATTGTCAACCATCACGCTTACATTTAGCGGCGGCACATTAACTAAAGCCGTATCATGATCTCGCGGCTCAAGCCGCTGAGAAATATAAACGCAAGACTTCGAGTAGCGAAGCTTTGCCCGAGAAAGGACAAACATGCAATTAACACTTAAAGCCATTTTTAACGATGGCAACACGCAAACAGTAGAAACCACATTGGCAACCATTGTTAGCTGGGAAAGAAAGTATCGCCGCAAAGCATCAGAAATGGCGCAAGGCATCGGCATCGAGGATCTAGCTTTTCTTTGCTACACAGCATCACAAAAAGTCGGCATTACCGTGCCAGCAACCATTGATGCATACATTGACACGCTAAAAAATATTGAGGTGGTCGATCAAAATAACCCAAAAGCCGTAGAGGATCAATAAGGTATGCGCTCGCTGAAGTGCTTGTCGAGTGCGGCTATTGGGGTGCAGAGACTTTTGAGCTGGATGATCTGAACACCGTGATAGAAATAATTAACAAACGCAATAAGGCACGCTGATGGCACAAGCAAGCGCACGCATTGAGATATTCGGCATTAAAGAAACTTTGGCTGAGTTAAATAGTTTTGATCGCGAATATCGCCGCCAAGTAACTAAAGACATTACTAGCGCAGGGCAAAAAATATTGGTGAGCGCTCGAGCAATGATAAAAGAGTTTCCAAACGAACTTGGCAACGGTGCGCCGCTATCGGGCATGATGCGCGGCAAACTTGTAAAAGGGCGTGATGTCTATTGGGATAACCGCACCGCTCGAGCCGGCTTCAAAATTAAGGTAGGGCAAGCCGCACAAAGGCAAAAAGTAGTTACTTTTAAAGATAAATTTGATCCGGAAACAAACCCGCGTGAAAGTCATCGGGTGCTATATAACGCTAAGCCGTATCAGCTTATGGTTGCTCAACAAAAAGATGCTGCCGGCGCTATCTATGATCATGCTGGCAGGCGCACTACTGGGCAGTTTGTAACAAATTTAAATGCTGAGACAAGTTTAGAGCCGCGCGCTATTGATCCAGCTGTAGAAATGAACCGTGCCACAGTCGAGCAAGAAGTTTTAAATGTTGTTGAAAAAGTTATGACGCGATTAAACAAAAATATGCAGGTGCGCTATGGCAATTAACATCCCGATTTTATCTAGCTTTGATAGCAAAGGATTTGAGAAAGCCGCACTGGAATTTAAAGGTTTAGAAACCAATGCACAAAAAGCCGGCTTTGTTATGGAAAAAGCGTTTTTGCCAGCGGTTGCAGCACTTGCAGGTCTTACAGCTGTAGCCGGGCTAAGTCTTAAAGCGGCTGTAGAGGATGCTGCAGCGCAAGCACTTTTGGCTAAAACTTTAGAAAATGTTACAGGCGCTACACAAGGGCAGATTGCTGCAGTCGAAGCAAGCATTGCTGCAATGCAAATGGCTACCGGCGTATCGGATGAGGAATTACGCCCGGCGTTTGCTTCATTAGTGCGTGGCACAAAAAACCTTGCAGATGCAAATGAAGGGCTTGGCTTGGCAATGGACATTGCTGCCGGCACTGGCATGGATCTTGCAAGTGTTAGCGATGCGTTAGCAAAAGCTTATGGTGGTAATTACAAAGCACTAGGGCAATTATCGCCCGAACTAAAAGTAATGATTAAAGATGGTGCATCACTAGATCAAGTGATGTCAACGCTAAATAAAACTTTTGGTGGATCAGCTGCAGTTGCAGCAAACACAGCTGAAGGACAATTCAGGCGGTTAAAAGTTGCTTTGGATGAAGCAAAAGAAAGCATCGGTAAAGCTTTGCTGCCAGCTCTTGAAGCTGTGCTGCCATTGCTTACAAGCTTTGGCAACTGGGCTGCAGACCACACCGGCATCATTACAGGGCTAGGCATTGCTATAGCGGCTGTAGCGGCAGCTGTAGTTGCATACAAGGTTGCACAAATGGCAGCTAACGCCGTAACTGTTATAGCTACAGCATTAAATTTTGCTAACGCAGCATCACTTGCAGCGGTAGCCACAGCGGGCACAGCGGGCGTTGCTGCAGCCGCCATTGCAGCCGGTCTAGTAGTAGTAGGCGGCGCGTTACTGATCTTTAAAAATCAAACAAACTCGGCAACTACCGCCGCGAGTGGTCTAGGTAACTCGGCGCGAAACACTACGCAGTCAATGGGCAGGCTCGGATTTACGCTTGATTACATTCGTGGCACAAAAATAGCTGAATACATGGCAGCAACCGAAAAAGAAGTTGAGAAGGTAGGTAGCGGCGCAGGTCGAGCCGCTGACAAGGCAGGCAAGCTTGCTGAGAAAGTTAAAGAAGCCAGCGATGCTTTACGCACCTACATGGCGCAAGCTCTAGATGACGCACAAAGCAAACTTAAAAACGCTCAAGATAGTTTTGATGATTTCAGCGGATCAGTTGCCAAAGTAATAACCGATGCACTCAATTTTGGTAAAGCGTTTGAAGAAGGCGGCGAGGATGCCGGGCTAACTTTTTTTAGTGCGCTACAAAAACAGGCAGACAAAACTAAAGAATTCGGTGCACTTGTCGAGCAACTGTTAGCAAGCGGTCTATCTCAGGATGCATTACAGCAAGTTATTGATGCTGGCATTGATAGCGGATCAGCCATTGCTAAAGAGCTTTTAGCGTCATCAGAAAATGTTTTGCGAGCAAACACACTCGTAGAGCAAACACAAGCCATTGCCCAGCGCATCGGTGAGCTTTCAGCGTCAAAGTTTTATGGTGCAGGCGTATCTAACGCCCAAGAGTATTTGCGAGGCGTAGAGGCTGCGCTAGCTGCCGCTAATGCTCGACTGGCAGCCAAAGGCATAAGGTTTGCTGATGTTAAAGGCATCTCAGCGGGCTTTACAGAGGCGATAGGTGCACCATCGGTTAGTGCGCCCAATATGCCATCTATTGGCAGACCTGACGGGATACGCGGTTTTGATGGCAGCGGCGCGGTAACAGTCAATGTTACGGGCGGGCTAGCTACCAGCGCAGAGATAGGCGGTGCTGTAGTCAATGCGCTTCGAGCATATAACCGCTCATCCGGTCCAGCACAGTTTGAGATTGCCTAATGGCTGGGGTAGCTGTAGTCGGCTCAGGTAACTATGAGCTGTTTATTGATACAGGTTTTTTGCAAGATGCTTTTCTTTTAGATGACGCTACAGCGGGCGTTTTAAATAACACAGAATTTGTTTTAAATGGCACAACAAATTTTGCTGGGGTGCTTGATGGTTGCACATCGGTAAGCGTTAAACGCGGGCGGCAAGATATCGGCGATCAATTTGGACCGGGCACGATGACTTTCCAAATGATTGATACGACAGGAATTTTTAATCCGTTCGATCAGCTTTCGCCCTATTGGGATGAAACTACACAGCAACCCGGATTAGCGCCAATGCGTAAAGTAAAACTGCAACGTTACGATGCTTTGAACGCAGCGCAAGACATCTTTAACGGTTACATCATCAATTATGATTACAATTTTGCTTTAGGCGGTTTGGATAGCGTTACCGTTTATTGCGCGGATCAATTTTATTTGCTGGCACAAACCGTTTTAGATGAATTTAATGTCAGCGAACAACTTTCAAGCGCTCGACTTACAGCCATTTTAGATCTGCCCGAAGTAGCTTTCCCAATAGCCCAGCGATCTATTAGCACCGGCACACAAACATTAGGCGGCTCAGCCGCTTTCACTATTGATCAGGGCGTCAATGTCGCTCAATATTGCTCAAATATAAACCTTGCTGAGCAAGGCAGGCTTTATATGTCGCGTGAAGGCGATATTGTTTTTCAGCCAAGAATAGGCAACACGCTTAGCGGATCTGTAGCAGATTTTCATGATGATGGCACAAATTTTAAATACAACGGGGTAGGCATAAGTTTCCAAGCTGATCGCGTAATCAATCGAGCAACCGTAACTATTGCCGGCAGTAACAGCCCGCAAACAGCTGATGACGCGGCAAGCCAAGCAACCTATTTTGTCCAAGCAACAAACATAAGCAACAGCCTTTTGCACAACAATGCCGCAGCTTTAACGCTCGCAGAATATTTGCTTGTGCCCGAACCTGAGCCGATCTATACATCTGTGCAAACCCAATTTAATATGTTGACCAGCCCGCAAAAAGATGTGTTAGCCACAATAGAAATTGGCAACACAGTAACGATAGAAAAAACTTTTGCCAGCGGTGCAGGCACTACAGAATTAGCGCAAGAGCTGGCTATCGAGGGCATTGAGCATTTTATAGATTTTAACACCGGGCACAGGATCACGCTTTTTACAAGCCCTACCACAGTGGTTTATGAGCTTGTGCTAAATGATGCGGTTTTTGGGATCATCAATTCAGATAATGTTTTAGGATAAGGTAAAAGACAATATGGCAAACACACAGACATCAGTTCCAGCGTTTGTTGCAGCGCAGGTTTTGACCGCGCAACAACAGACCGAAATAAATACTGGTATTCCTGTTTTTGCTACTACGGTTACGCGTGACGCGGCGTTTGGTGGTGCCGGTGAAAAAGCGCTTGCCGAAGGTCAGTTTGCTTATATCGAGGCAACTAACGCTACGCAATATTATGACGGTGCGGCGTGGCAATCAGTAGGCGCGTCAAGCGGTCTAACTTTTATCACGGGCGCTACTTTTACTACTGCGACTACCGTTAGTTTGCCTACCAGCACTTTTACCAGCACTTATCGTAATTATCGGATTTTGTTTAGTTTAACTGCGTTGACGGCTGATGCCGATATTACTTTGCGTATGCGTGCAAGCGGAACTGATAACACTACGTCAAATTATTTTACAATGTTTACAGGAATAAATAGCGCGGGGAGTGCCGTTTCTAATACCAATACCGTTGCAAGTTCATTTACGTTTGGAGAAAGTGACTCTGCTTTTGCAGGTCTTTACAAGTTTAGTTTTGACGTATTACAACCGCAAGTAGCACAAGCAACAGTTTTGCAAGGCAATTTAAGTTATTACACAAAAACTACGGTTGCGGCAGTTGCGGTCAACGGTTCTAGTTGGTTTAACGACACAACGCAATTTGACTCGCTAACTGTTATTAGTTCTGTTGCGTCAAGTATGTCCGGCGTTTACCGCGTTTACGGCTATTCAGAAAGTTAGACAAATGACAAAACCAATTATTTTTGACGGCAACAATGATCGCGAAATGACAGAAACCGAACACGCACAATGGCAAACAGACAATGAAGCACACGCAGCAAAAGCAGAAGCACAAATTGCCAAAATTGCGGCGCATCAAGCCGTGTTAGACAAACTTGGGTTAACAGCAGATGAAGCCGCCGCACTACTTGGCTAGTTTAATGTTACTTATTGCGTTGACGGCTTGCGAAACAACACGCGATAACACAATCACAGTTAAATCACGAGTAAAAAACAGCGCACTAAGTAATTGCTATGTGCCGGATCGATGCGGCATCACACCATGAGGCGCTACCGATACACACCAAATGAGCTACACGCGCGCATGGTGGTAACAGTGGGCGTTTTACTTGCAATAGTTTTTAGTTTGATTGTGCTTGGCATGATCTATGGATTGCTTTTTATTTCGCAACCGCTTGAGCAATCGCCCAATGACGCGGCTTTCATTGATTTAATGAGCACTATTGTAGTTTTTTTGACTGGCACACTTTCTGGGCTAGTGGCATCTAACGGCATCAAAAACAGAAACACAACATCAGAGGATTTAGATGACTAGACCTTATTTAATTGCTCAACAGCCAGTAGTTAGCAAACCTATTCCCGGCATGGATGAGTGGATTAGGCACGCGGTAAAAAACAGCAACGGCGTTTTGTGGAATAACGGCAGCTGGGTAGTGCGCGATGTGCGAGGCAAGCCCGGCATTATCAGCAATCACGCTCGAGGGCTGGCAGTAGATCTTTCTTACCGGTGGATGCAAGACAAGCAATTAGGTTGCAAGGATGGCGAGCAACTCGCAATGATTTATCTAAACAAACTTTTGCAAAACGCAGACACATTAGGCATTGCGCTAGTAATTAACTATTCGCAAAACCGCAGCTGGAAATGTGATCGCGGCACATGGCTCAAAGGCAAATTCTCAAATGGGGATTGGCTGCATGTCGAAGTGGATCACGAACTTTTGAAAGATGTCAATGCTGTAAAAATCGCATGGAATAAGGTTTTTAACGCAATCCCCCAAACCGTCTAAACCTTTAACTAAGGTAGGTTTATCCAATCCGAGAAAGGTTAGGTGCTTATGCCCTTATTAACTAAAACCGCTATAGCGATAGTTGCTGCATTAACTTCGTTATTTATTTTGAAGCCGCCGCCCGCACCTACAGCCCAAGATTTAGCGCCTAGACACGCAGAGATTTTTGAAGGCTATGCAAGCCCAGTCATACCCACAACTACGCTTAAAACGGCTCTAAACGCTTGTGAACAGGTATATGAGATGGCTCGTTATGTGGGCTGGGATGAAAGCGAACTAACTACTTTGATTGCGGTAGCTCAGCGGGAAAGCCGATGCCAACCGGATGCTTTTAATAAAGCTGACACAGTAGGGCAGTCCTACGGCGTTTTGCAGGTAAATGATTTTTGGTGCAAACCATCGCGCTACTACAAACAGGGCTACATGCAAGCTTTAGCACTACTCGACACATGCCAAGATCTGTTTGATTTAGAAACTAATTTGCGGGCAGGTCTTGCCATATACCGCTACAGCAACGGATGGCGCGCATGGGGTGGCAAATGAGGCACTACATCGTTGCAGCTGTGTTAGGCGCATACACGCTTGTGGTAAGTTACTTCAATAATCATTAACTAGAGAAAGGGTTAATCATGTCCGAGAAATTTGATGCTGATGTAATCAATCAGCTGTGCATTGCAGTTAGGCAGCGTTACGGTGATAACGCAGTTGAAGCATTGGTAGGTGCTTTATCAAGTGTGTGCAAACCACAGCAACTTGAAACATTGCTTGCAAGGTGGTCCGGAAATGTTTGATGAACTTAATTCAGATCCGCAATTAAAAGCAATTATCCAAGTGATGCAAGACATCACAGAAAATAAAGTGCCGTTTTATGAGCCGCATGAGATGGCAGCTCAAAGCACACTTCGAGCATTGCGCTGGGAAATTGAGGATCGCAATGTGCTGGATGACGGTGAACTGATTGATGTGCTTAATCAAGCTCGAATTGAGATTAGATATTTGTGCAGCATTATCACAGATTTAAAGAAAAGTATTAAAGAGCGTGAAAGCGAGATCGCCCGGCTTGAAAGATTGGCTGTGCAATGATCGTTAAATTTGATCAGAATGATGTTGAGTTTGTGCGCGATTGGGCAACACGCCTTGATGCATACAAAAGACAAAACAACATAAAAGACAAAAACTTCTTTATTGATAAATGTTCGGAAACTACTGCAATGGGTTTGTTTGGTGAACTGGCTTGTGCTCGATATTTTGATGTTGAAACAAATCTAGATTTTACTAAAGGCGGCGATGATGGCAATGATCTTAAAGCTTGGGGTTTGAAATGGCAGATAAAAACTTCAAGCATCCGCAAACTTATATTTAACGGCATTGAGGACTTCAAAAGTGATGCAGCAATCCTTGTGCACTCATTAAGCCAGCGGGAAAACATTTATGAACAACCGCATTTTCATATTTTGGGTGGTATCAGCAAAGAGCGTTTCATTAAACAACATCACACACATGATTTCGGTTATGGCATACGCGCAGTTTGCGATCTAGACCAGCTCACACCGCTCGAGACAATTAAAAGGTTTTGCAAGGTATCGGCATGAGCGGTTTTAACTTAGGTGATTATGTCGATGTGTCGACACGCTTGGCAATGGCTTTAAAAAAGTTTCCTGATCTACGCATACAAGAAAGCCGCCCACAAATAATTGAAGTAGATAATCAAAAATATGTTGAAATTAGTTGCACGGTTTGGCGCGATGCAAACGACAATAACCCGATGGTGGCTTATTGCTGGGAACAGATACCCGGCAAAACGCCCTACACACGCGGCAGTGAGATGATGAACGCGAGCACGAGCTGTTTGGGAAGGGCTCTCGGCTTTCTTGGGCTCGGAATAGGCAAAAGCATTGCTTCCCGTGATGAAGTTCAAACCGCTCAGGCTCGAAGCGCACCGGCTCAGCTTGCTGCAGTTGTGCCTATGCGTGATGATGTGGAACTGCCGTTTCCTGAGGAAAAGCCAAGAGATTATGCAACACCTAAACAGCTTGGAATGATGCGCGCATTAGCCAATGGGCAAGGTTTAAAAAGTGATGATCTCAAAAGTTTCTGTAGTGCTACTGTTGGGCGCGAAATTCATACAACTGGGGATCTCTTAAAGCATGATGTAAGCAAAGTGATAGATGCATTAAAAGCTTTAGACAACAAATAAAACTTGATTACGGGCAAGGCTTGCATCAGTGCAATGATGTGTGCGACACGCGGAAAGCGCGGGTAGATGATCTATGTAGCGATACATGATCATGCAACGGTAAAGATATGGGTGCTCGAGTGATGGCAGCGAGCGGGGGGATTAACAGCATTAGGCTTTACACACAACAAACATAACGATGACATACCAAAACAAATAACAGACCTAAACATCACAACAAAGCACAGCAACCGCTAACCGAGAGCAAGCGCGACAGCGCGCGCTAGAAACAAACCATGCCAAAGCAACGCCGAACACACCCACCAAAACAAAGCACACAAAACTTAGGCACATACACACTCAACCAAAGAGCAAGAGCAACCGCAGAATTTAAACGCAACCGCAAACTATTACTACAAGACAAACCAATGTGCCATTGGTGCAACGCAGCACAAGCAACCACAGCTGACCACCTAATTGAAGTAGATCGCTGGCAACTTAATGAACCGGGAATAAATTCGCTCGATAACTTAGTAGCCGCATGCAAACCATGCAACAGCTCACGCGGCGCAAGATACGGAAACCTAAAACGCAAACACATAACCGAACCCAGCCCAACAATAAACCCTTATGCACCATCACGCATAAATATACAAAACTCATTTTTTTCTGAAACGCTTCCTGCCCCCGACAAACCTCAATTCTTATCTAATAAGGCTGAAAATAGCGGTTTGGTAGCAACTAGCCGTGCTTCAGCTGGATTAGCCGAGATCAGCTCAATGCATACTTATACAGCGTCATGCATACCGCGTTTGGAAACTGAGACATCGCGGGCGGGTGCTGTGTTTGCTGATGGTGTGGCTTTGTGGGCGCTCGAGCATCTCAATGTAAAACTTATGGATTGGCAAAAGCATGTGATTAGCGGTTTCTTAGCTCATGATGAGCATGGCGATCTTTTGCACCGGCAGGCGCTTATTTCTGTGGCTAGGCAAAACGGTAAGAGCGTAATTCTGCAAGCAACGCTTGGCTATTGGTTGACAAAGATGCCTAAGCTGCGCGGCGAAGCGCAAACCGTGATAACTACAGCGCACCGGCTGGATCTTGCTATTGAATTATTCCAAAAAGTTGCACCGATTTTAGAGCGCAGATTTAATGCCATTTTGACTTGGGCGGTAGGGCGTAACGAAGCTAATTTGCCGGATGGCACGCGCTGGCTGGTTAGGGCGGCTACGCCTACTTCGTTTCATGGTTTAACAGCTGACGCAGTTTTCATTGATGAACTTTGGGCGGTTTCACCGGATGCGGTAAGTATTGGGCTTATGCCTACTATGCGAACTAGGCGCAGCCCGTTAATGCTGATGACATCTACAAGCGGCGATGAAAGTAGTAAAGAGATGTTGAGATGGCGTGAGCAAGGGCTACGGGCAATAGATGAAAAGAAAACGGGTGCACTATATTTTGCCGAATATTCACCTGAAAATTCTTTAGATCCGATGAGCGCAGCTGCATGGCTAAAAGCAAACCCGGCTATCGGCTCGACACTAGACATATCGGTTTTAGAAAGCGAAGCACAGCAACCTAACCGCAATGCTTTTCTCAGATCATCGGTAAACCTTTGGACTGCCAGCGCTAACAGCTGGCTACAGCCGGGCGCATGGGATGATCTAAAAACTAGCGAACCGATGCCAAAAGGCGGTGTGCTAGCTATTGAGCAATCGCAAGATGAAAGCCGCTATGTGGGTGTTCGCGCAGCAATAAACCCGCAAGGCAAAACACAAGTAACTTTAGAATTTGTGAAAGACACTTTGCAAGAGTGCTGGCAGGCAGTAGAAACGGCTTGCACAGATCAAACTACACGCTTGCTTATTACGCCGGCTTTTGAGATGTCTTTACCACCTAAATTTGCTCGCCGGTCATCAATGGTAGGTAATCGTGAGCTGCAACGCTGGACTGCAGCCGCTCGAGCCGCGATTATTGAGAAACGCATAGTGCACGATGGCTCAACGCTTTTAGCTCAACATGTTGAAAGGGCTGTAGCGGTAAAAAATCAGGGTGCTGTAACTTTGTCTAGTTTGCGCTCACCCGGACCTATTGAACTTGCCCGCTGTTTAGTGTTTTGTGTGGCAATGGTTGCCAAGCCAGCCAATGTGGGCAAACCGACAATTATTTATGCGGGCGGCTAACATTTGCAGCGGGTGGCTAGCGAGTGCTTTTCTTTCTCGGATTACTGCGCTAGCCACCTATCACAAACAGCACACAATTTTTAAGGCATACTTGGCGCATGGGAATATTTAACCGCACAGCTACTAAAGCGATGATCTCAGATCAGCCACAAAAAGCGGCTGCAGCCGGCGCGTATCAAGTAAATGCAAACAGCGGCACAAGCATGATTGGCGAATATTACAGTTATTACGAAGCCGCTTCGAGACAGAAAGCGATGGCAGTTCCAACTATTTCTAGGGCTCGAGATTTGATTTGTTCTCTTATTAGTTGCATGAATTTAAAAATGTATAACGAAATTTGGAACGGCGATGAAATGGAAAAATTGCCACTAGCACCGCGCAGCTGGCTACGAAAAATAGATCCTTTGTTGCCAAATCCGTTTGTTCTCGCATGGACTGTAGATGATCTTTTTTTTAGTGGTAGGGCTTTTTGGTTTGTTACCAGTCGCACAGCTGACGGCTACCCAAGTTCTTTTACGCGGTTACCAGCAAATTTAGTTGTAACCCGCGATCAAGCTGGTCCGGTGTATTACGCGCCATCAAAAGAAATATATTTTCAAGGTCAATACATCCCCTATGAGGATGTTGTGCAATTTCTTTGCCCAATTCAAGGCATTGTGTTTATGAGTGAGCAAACGATTGCTACAGCATCAAAACTTGAAGCTGCACGATTTAGAAACGCAAGCTCAGCAATTCCAGCGGGCGTTTTGCAAGTGCAACCGAATAGCGAACCGCTTTCACCTGACGAACTTGCAGCGCTTGCAGCCAGTTTTAATCAGGCTCGAGCTACAAATCAAACTGCGGCGCTTTCGCCTGAAGTGCACTATATAGAAACCGCGACAAGTCCGGACAAGATGTTATTGATTGCAGCTGCCGAATTTCAAGCCGCTGAGCTTTGCAGGCTTTGCAATATCCCACCATACTTAGCCGGGATTTCTGTGGGCTCATACAGTTATCAAAACAGCGCAGAAAGCCGCGCAGATCTTTGGACATTTGGCGCACGCGCATATGCTGAGTGCATCCAAAGCACACTTAGCCAAAACAATGTGCTACCAAATGGCACATGCGTAAAATTTGATGTAGATGAATATTTGCAAGGCGATTATTTGCCATCTAACGAAATGCCAGCAACACAACAAACAGATGAGATAGGATCGCGCTCATGATCAAATTAACCCCCACAACTATGATCACGGTTGACGCGGCTGCGGCAGAGGGCTTGCCGCGCCGCTCAATCTCAGGCGTTGCAGTTACCTACGATGAAACAGCCACAGTTGCAGATGGCACGCAGGTGCGATTTAAGCAAGGATCATTGCCAGTTGAAGGCAAAAACCCAAAGCTTTACATGCAGCACCAAAGTGATTTAATCATTGGGCAAGTAGTCGAGCGGGTAGATACACCGCAAGGGATGATGTTCACAGCTCGGATCTCAGACACAGCACTAGGGCGCGATGCGCTCACAATGGCAAAAGATGGCACACTTGACGCAGTATCCGTAGGCGTATCCCCAACAAAATTTAGTTATGACGAAGCCGGCGTAATGGTCATTGAGGCAGCTAACTGGGATGAGCT